GAGGACGTCGCGGTGCAGACACAACCCACGTCGTAGAGCCCGGCGCGGGGAACGGTGACCCGCTGGTGGGTTGTCAGCTCGACCCAGGTCGCGCTGGTCATGCTCTCCGACGTCGACACGTCGGCGCGGGCGGGAATGCCGCCCACGTACTCCCACTTGTAGGTGCTCGTCGATCCGACGTTGTATCTGAACCGCCACTGGTAGGACGGGTTGGTAGTCGAGTCAACGAGGATCGCCTCCTGCCCGTCCACCGGAGAAGCGGGAAGTGTCGTGCCGTAACTCAGGGCGGCGGGCGCGATCCGGGCGTCGAGATAAACCAGCTCGTTCTCGATCTTTGTCATATGTGCCGAATCGACCGGCGTCACGTTGTCCGTCCAGACATTCGGTGTATACGGCATCAGGTGACTCCTGCGGGTTGAAGGTCGAAGACGATGGGCGGCGGCGCCGCGTGGAGGTGTGTCTGACCGATCGTCTTCTGCCCGCACAGGAAGGTGTCGAGGATCGGCCCCGAGCTAATGCAGTCGAACTCGATCAGGCGGTAGTAGCCGCCACAGACGTGGCCGTCGCCTGTGACCACCTCGCCCGTGATCGGCTCGTCGATCCCGGTGATGCAGTCGAGCGGCTCGTCGAATGGCCTCCCACCCACGTCGGCCTGTCCACAGAGGAACGTGTTCAGGATCAGCGGGTCGGGGGAGCCGTGGCAGATCGTGAGCGGGTCGTCGAAGCTGATCCCACCCGTGACATGCCCGTCGCCGCAGGTCACCTCGCCCGTGACCGACATCAACGGCGAGGCGAGACAGTCGAGATCCCAGATCCACTTGGTGCCGACGAAGAGGCCTGTCTCTGTTGCCCCGAAAACCTGGGCGCTACCGAGGCCCGTGACGGGCGCGGGCTGCCAGTAGGCGACGTGGATCGAACCGAACGCCTGCGCGCTCGGGACGCCGCCGAGCGGCGTCTTGACCGCGCCGCTGATCGCCGGGATACCGAAGGCCTGCGCCGAGCCGATCCCGGCGAGCGAGGTCGTCTGCTTCCAGGTCGGGTGCGGGAGACCGAAGGCCTGGGCCGAGAGGACACCCGGCACGATCTGGGTGAAGCCGGTGCGGGTGATGATCGCGCCGAAGCCCTGCGCGCTCGTCACGCTTGCAGGCGTGACGCGGATCAGCGTCTTGATCGTCGGGAGGCCGAAGGCCTGAGCGGAGCCGACCCCGCCAGCGCCGGTCGAGACGACCGTCTTGAAGATCGGCGTCCCGAACGCCTGCGCGGAGGAGATGCCGCCGACGGTGATCGAGGCAACCGCCTTGGGCGTCGGGACGCCGAACTGCTGCGCTGAGGGAACGGCACCGATCGGAGGGAAAAGGACGAAGCGGACTGAGCCGAACGCCTGCGTCGAGGCAATCCCCGAGACGGCTTGCGTCTGCGGCGGTCCACCGAGGCGAGTCGTGACCGTGCCGAACTGGAGCGATGGCGGGGTTGCCCCGGTCAGGTTTTGGCCGGTCGTCGCCTGGCCTGAGATCGTGACGTTCGACCCCGAGGGCCAGACGCTCGGAACGCCGATCCGGTAGCCGACCTCGGTGGGGCCGACGAGGAACTGCCCGAGGACTGCTTCCGCTCCGGGCGGGGCGTGCATCGGCTAGCTCAGAGCTTCGCGATCCAGGGGGCCGAGTTCTGCTCCAACCGGGCAGTCAGATCACGTACCCAAGCGTTCCAACGATGCGAGCCAGGAATGAGCAGCCGAAGTCGAAGCCGAATGGCCCAATGCATCACGCCTCCTCTAGGCTCAGAGTTTGGCGATCCAGGGTGCACTATTTTGCCATTGGATCGTCACATCGCCGCCGTTCGGCGTCACCGTGAAGCCGTCGATGTAGAAGAGCAGGTTCGAGGTCGCGGGGGTGCCGGTGTCCTTGAAGACGGCGAGGCAGTCGATCGCCGCCCCGGAGGGAACGGCGGTGAAGGTCGCATCGGCCGCGTCGAAGCAGCCTGGGTCAGCACCCCCACCGCCGTTTGCAGCCTTCGTCCCCAGTACGACGTCGGTGACGATCGCGGCCGGGAGCGAGGAGGCGAACTGGTGGGCCTGCGAAATCGTATAGGCCGAGGTGCGCATCAGCCGCACCTTGACCGAGGTGCCCGCAGCGGTGATATCGCCGATCGTTCCCTTCCACCATTCCTGGAGCGCGAGGTTGTAATGCTGGCTAGCCATCAGAGGCCTACCGTCTGGTGCTTCTCGCGCTCGGCTGCCAGCTCTTCCAGGCTGTATTCGCGCGACAGCTCGCCGTCAGCGTAACCGAGCAGGACGAAGCGATCACTCTCCTCGTCGTCGAGGTCGTAGGACTCCCCGGCTGCGTACTCACCGACGCTGTTGACCATCTTGACGAGCATGCTCTTCCTCCTTCCGTCGCCGTTCCTCCAGTCCCTCCAGCTCCTCGTTCCAGTTGCGGGCGTTCAGCATCACCTCGCCCGCGTACTCGCGAGCGAAGAACTCGGCCTGTCTCTGCCGCATCGGGAAGCCGCAGAGCGAGCAGCGCTCGGGCCAGGCCTGCTCCTGCGGCTCCAGGCAGTTGATGCACTGGTAGCCCGCCCGCATCCGCTCGATCACCTCCATCGGCCAGGTGATCAACGGCTCGACGAGGGGGCGGTCCGGTCTCCAGAGGCTTGTCGTGACTGGCGCCTCTTCGATCAGGAGCGGCGCTGTCCACTGGCGCCAGCGCTCGCTCACCCGACGAGTTCCTCCTCGGCCTCGGGCATCTGCTCCTGGATCCGCAGCCCGTCGTCTGTGAGGTCACAGGCCAGCTCCAGCTTGGCAACGACCTCGGGCCGGTTCTGGTTCTCGCGCTCGTAGGCGAGCACGCTCGCGAACTCGTAGCCGTCCTCCTCGATCTTGTTGCAGAGCTGCACGGGTGTGCCCTTGAACTGGTCGTAGAGCGGCCAGGGCGGCTCTGTGCGCTTGACCGCGATTGCGATCATGTCCATCGGCACGCGCTCTGCCTCGCGCAGGAGCGTCTGCTCGACGAGGACGCGCTCGTCGTCAGTCCAGCCTTCCTCGCGCTGAGCGATCTCCGAGTCGAAGGCCGAGATCCGGTAGTCCGGCTCGACGATCGTGACCCAGTCCTCTTCCTGGTAGAAGCCGTTGAACGTCCACATCTGCCGGGCCAGCGCCCGCTCCTCGCCGCTGGTCTGGGCGACGGTGAAGCGGGCGACGAGCTGCTCCTGGACGATCTTGGTATGCCCGGTCGCGTAGGCCTCGATGATCTGCGGCCGGATCTGCATCGCATACTTGGCGTATTTCGAGATGAACCGAATGGCTCGGCCCTCCTTGGTTGTCGGGAGTGAGGGAGCCGGTGCTCATGGCCGACACCGGCCCCCTCGCGTCAGCCCCCGACTTACGGGGGAGCCGTGATCCCGGTGATCAGCCCATGGGTGCGCTCGTGGGCGATCTCGTAGGTCGCCTCGGTCATGTACTCCGCGTTGTAGGAGTCCTTGCCCGCAGGCTGGCGATCGGTCAGGAGCTTGGTATCGGCGTCGGCCAGCGGCCGTCGCTCGATGTAGTCCATGTCGACGAGGAAGAGATAGCCGCCGTAGCCGCCGTTGGCGACCGGAAACTCCGACCACTCCTTCTTGACGACGACCGGCACCCGGTAGCCGTAGGCCCCCGAGATGAAGGCGTCGACGTAGACACCGTAGATGTTGCGATCCCCCTTCGGGTCCCACTGGCTGCCCATGCCGGTCCGGTTCCAGTTGGACATGCACATGACCGCCGTGGGGGCGGCGAAGATGACCTTGTTCGTCCCGCCGTAGGCCATGCAGCCTGCGAGCCAGGCGTCGAAGAAGGTCGGGCTGAGGACACCGGACGAGTTCTGCTTGTTGGTCTGGATGAACTCGACCAGCCCCCCGGCAGTGCCACGGGGGTTGTTCTCGGGCGGGGCTGCCGAGGTGAAGGAGCGGGCGCCGAAGAAGCCGATCGCCTCCCACTTCTTCTTGTGCTCGCGCGCCTTGCGCTTCGCCTCCTTGGCAGGCTCCTTGCCGCCGTACTTGTTGATCTGGGTGTCGGTTCGCGTGAAGCCCCAGGTAGTGCGCGTGATCTGGGTGAAGTTGAAGCCGACCACCCTCGCCAGGTAGCGCGGCATCGGGAAGTCCGAGCCTTGCGGCTGGGCGTCCCCGGTGACGAGCCAGGCGTCAAGTGCGTTGATCGCAGCGGCGGCGATCGAGCCGACCCCGCGTGCGACCGTGACCGTGTCGGTGGCGACCGAAACGATGCGGACCATCTCGCCGGTCCGCATGTTGCGCATCATGTCGTTCGCCATCGTGATCTTGCCCTGCCCGGCCGTCAGCGGAAACGAGGTGTCGCCGACGAGCTGGGCAGCGGTGTTGGTGACGATCCTCGGGAAGTCTTCCTCTTCGAGCCAGTGGACCTTCTCCGAGGTAGCAACCCGCGAGGGAGTGCGCGAGGTCATCGTCGTGAACTGGGTCTCGTCCGGGCGCAGTACCCGGATCTTCTCGTCCATGTCGATGATGCGCTCGCCGCCGAAGCTGGTGCTGGCGGACGGGCCGACCTGCGCTTCCGTCGAGATGTTGCCCTGATTGATCGTGCCCTGGACAGGCATGGGCTTCTCTCCCTTGCAAGACGAAGTGACCTATGTCGCTTCGGCTGCGGGGTGTCTCCAAAGGGAGGCCCGATGGCCTAGCTCATGCTTCTGCGAAAGCGTTCTCCAGCTCGCCGAAGGTGAGGCCCGGCATGATCTCCTGGTCTGCGCGGGGTGTCTCTGTGACTCTGCTGGGCGCGTTCCCTCCAGAGGTTACCGCAGCCTTCGCCTTGGCGCCATCGGCCTTGGCGCGAGCCTCCTTCTTGATCTCGGCGCGCTGCTCCTGCACGCTCGCGGTGCTCGCCTTCGCGATCTCGAAGATGTTGATCAGGGCACGCATCGAGGTGTCGATATTGTTCGAGCGCGCCTCCTGGACGAGGTGATGGGTGGGGCCGAGGCTGTTGAAGACACCGACCATCTGCGGCTCCCACTCGCGCATGCCGGGCACGTTCGCGAATAGGGCCTCCAGGATGTCTTCGGTCGGGGCCTCGGTCGGCATCTGCGGCTGCAGTGCCTGCCCCTCCAACTGGTCGACAAGCTGGCCGACCCGCCCCGCGTTGAAGGGGTCATCTCTGGCCCAGTAGGTGCAGACGGCGCGGGCGAGGTTGAACTCGCCCGCCTGCAAGGCCTGCTCGACGTAGGCGCCGGGATTGGCCGAGGCGGCGGCGCCCTCGGCCCACTCGGCCTGCTCGGAGGAGAGAGCCACCCCCTGCCCGGCGAGCAGGCGCGACTGCACGATCTGGTTCTCCAGTTCCTGCACGCGCTGGCGCGTCTTCCCCAGCTCGGTGCCCTGACGATCGAAGACGAGTCTCAGGTCGGCGGCGGCACGCAGGGCCTTGACGGGGTCGTTCTGGTACTGGGCGAGGATGGAGCGAACGACGGGATCGTCGGTGTCGAAGCCTGCGACGGCGAGAGCCTCCACGGCGTCCTCTTCAGCCGACTCCTCTTCGCCTTCGTCCTCACCAGGCTCTTCCTCCTCGTCTTCCTCAACCTCTGGTTGAGCCTCAGGCTCTTCCTCCTCGGGGGCTACTGCCGGGACTTCCTCTTCCGGCTCCTCCTCGGAGAGGGACGGCGGGCTGACCTCGCTCACCAGCTCCTCCTCGTCGTCCCAACCGGCCAGCAGCTCCTCTGCGGCGCTACTCACGCGATGACACCTCCTCCTCCTTCGGGCTGCTCTCTGTCAGCTCCGCTCGTTGTGCATGCTCGGGTACGGAACGGGCGGCGCGGAGGCCGACGATCCGACCGCGCTCGAAAGCCTGCTGCTCCAGCGTCATTCCCTGGCCCATCATCCGCGCCATCATCGAGCGCTTGATCCGCTCGACCTCCTCCTCGACCACGGTGCAGAAGACGACCCAGTTAGGGAGCGCGGTCAGGTTGGCGAGGTCGCCGCGCCGCAGGAGCAGCTCGCGCCGCTCCTCCAGGCTGATCACCCGGCGCGGCCTAGCCACGGCCCCTCGGTGCGTTCGCCGCCCCACCGCCGCGCGCGAGCATCTGCTGCATCGCCGCCTCGGGTGACATCGTGAAGGCGTTCGAGGGCGAGAGCGGCCCCGCCGCCAGCGTCGGCGCGGTGATCCCCATCCCCGGTGGGCCGGGTGGGCCCGCCTGTCCCGGCATGCCGGGCGGGCCTCCGGGACCTCCTGGGCCAGGTGGTCCCGGTGGGCCTGGTGGGCCTCCGGGGGGAGGCGCTGCTCCCGGCGTTCCTTGCGGGGTGGGCATGAAGTAGCGCTCCTTGTCGGTGACGTTGTAGGCGTCGAGCGTCTTCTCCATGAAGGCCTTCAGATTGAGCGGGGCGCCCGACTGGGCGAAGATCGGCTGCGCCTGAGCTGCCATCTGCATCAAGCTCTGGGCCTCGGCGCGGCGCTCCTGACGCATCAGCGAGTCGGCGGTGACATCGATCGTCACGTCGTAGTCGCCCTGGATCTCGATCGGGGTGATCGTCTTGTAGGCCTGCGCACCCGGCGCCCCGACGATGCGGACAACCCTGTCCTCGCGCATGAACTGCTGGTAGAGGAGGAGGAAGTGGCGGGCGAGGGCGGCGTAGGCCCAGAGGTAATGCTGCTTGCGCGCCTGGATCAGGCGCTGGGCGATCGTGGTGATGATCGAGACCCCGGTCGCCGTCGACTGGTCGACCGTCTGCGAGTTGACCCCCGAGTTCATCGGCAGCCCGCCCATGATGTTCTGCAGGTCGCCCTTGAGGAGACCCTCTGCCTCCAGGGTGATCTGCGCCGCCTCGGGGTTGATCGGAAGCTGCCCCACCTGGCCGGGATCCTCGACCAGCCAGAGCGCACCCGGCTCGTAGACGAAGCTCTCCATGTCGTCCACGTCCGAACGGACGAGCGTGATCACGTTCGCGAGCATCCGCACCACGTCGATCCGCTGGTTCTGCAGCGTCCACAGCATCTCCTGGAGCTGCGCGAGCGCCTCGACGATCGAGAGGCCGGGGATCTGGAAGGCGTCGGGCATCCCCGAACAGACGATGAAGGGCATCCGCCCCATCCAGAGCGGGTTGGGCCGGTCCTTCAGGACCTGGGCACGGTTGCCGACCGTGATCACCCGCTCGGGCGTCCAGTACTCCAGCACCTCGACGAGCTGCCAGGTACGGTCGACGTGGCGCAGACGCATCTCGCGCTGGGTCACGTTCGAGTTGTGGGGGACCGAGCTTGTCCCCGCCTGCCACTTGAGCTTCTCGACGTTGTCGTAGTCGTAGAAGCCGTCACCGACCTTGCGCTTGAGCGAGTCGTAGGTCTCCCAGGTGCGGTGGATCAGGAACTCGGCCTTCTCGGTGGTGGGGGAGACGCCGGGCCAGAAGAAGTCGCGCACGTCGACGACCTCACAGCAGGCGTCGTCGACGACGAGCGTCTCCTCGGGAGGCTGCTCCTGGTAGACGGTGACCTGGTCGTAGGGCTGCCCGAAGGCGTCGGCGATCACGAGCGAATGAGAGCCGAGCTTGGTCACGTCGCGCTTCTCGGTGCGCCAGTAGGCCTTGAGCACGCTGATCCCGGCGATCATGTCCTGCTGCATGAAGGGGCGCTGCTTGGAGGCGAAGGCGTCGCGATCGAAGGCGTAGGTGAGCGTGTCCTCGACCGCGTCGATCGACTGGATCCGCGCCACTACCTGGTCGAGCGGCTCCTCGGGCCTCGGGCGCGGCTGCACGTCGAAGCGCGGCCTCGGCTCCAGCATCGTCGCCAGCATCCCCTCGCAGGTGTTGAGCACGTACGGGGTCGTGATCTGCGAGCGCCAGGCCTCGGTCGGATCCGGGTTTGCCTGCTCGTCGTCCTGGGACAGACCCCGGTAGGCGAGGTAGCGCTTCTCAACCTTGCGCACGAACTCGTTGTGGTAGTCGCGCTCGCACTTCTGCACGGCGTTGACGACGAGGGTGAGAGCGTCTGCGTTCTGTACCTGGCTGTAGGGGTCGACGTTGCCGTCGCTCGCGTTCGAGTTCGGCTCCTGGGTCGTACTCGACACCTACGCTCCCAACCCCGGCAGCCCCGGTGCCCCACCGAGGGCGCGGATCAGGCTCTTGCCGCCGCCCTTCTGCGCGTCTGCCTGGTGCCCGCCCTTGAGGCCGGTGACGATCGTGAGCGCTTTCGAGGCCTGCGCCTTGTCCATCGCGTCGTGGTCCATGCGGATGAAGGCCTGGAGTGCGTGCTCGGCCACATCAAGTGCCTGCATCGAGGTCGTGTAGACATCGTCGGGATGGCCGGGAACGTCAGGCAGGTCGGGCGGGGGACCCGGCGGGCCGGGCGGGCGCGGAGGCCCGGCGGGACCGATACCTGGGCCGGGAGGCCCTCCTGGACCGCCGCCTGGCCCGGCCAGAGCGGCGAGCATGTTGCTCATCTCATTAGCTCCTTCCTGCGGGCGTCATACCTTCGATCGCTCCCATGGATAACTTGCCGTTGTGGAACGCCTGCGCGGAGATTTACGTGTGAATCTCCGTTCATGCGTTCCATAAAGTCTGTACATTTCTAGAGCTATTCCAAGGGCCATTACCCTGTCGTCATTACTGCCATCTGAAGCTCTTGGCGACGGTAACGTCTTCTGTCTTACAAAAGTTCGCATTTCCATGATCAGCGTCCTCGGCAGCGCCGGGAGGGTGCGCTCCCTGATCGCCTGCTCGATCTGGTTGATCACCTGCGGGCGCGTCTTCTGGTTCATCGGGAAGCCGTAGTTGACGAGCTGGTGGTTGTCGGGGCGGTCGCCGATCGTGTGCCGGTAGAGCTTGGGGTAGTGCGGCCTCCCCTTGCGGCCGTCACGGAGGCTGATGATCACCGGCTCGCCGAAGCCGCCCCCCATCTCGACCGCGACCCGCGCTGTCCCGTACCAACGCCCGAGGTAGTGGAGCTGCTCGGCGAACTCATCGGCGTCGATCTTGGCGTGGATCTCGGCGCAGAGCTTCATCTCGTTGAGGTCGATCACATAGGCGCAGGAGTAGTCGAGGCCGCGCCCGGTCGCGACATCGGCGCCGATCGCGTAGTTGCGGCTGGGGTCTGGCTTCTCGTAGACGCGGATCCAGCCGCGCTCTGAGTAGTGCACCTTCGCCCGTCCCCCCGTCTCGTTGACGACAAAGCGCATCCGCTTCTCCTCGGGGAGGGCGTGGTGCTCGGAGTACCAGGCGAGCGCCTCCAGGTCGAACCAGCACTCGCCCGTGTTGATGAAGGCATCCTCGGGATTGCGCGGGAACTGCTCTGCCCGATCGGCGCTCGGAAGCGCGCGTGCGTGGGTCGCGTACCACTGCTCGTCGCGGTCCGGATGCAGGTCCCAGGCGAGGAACTGCCCGTCGATCCCGTAGCTCTCCTGGTTGACCCAGAGGTGGTGGAAGAAGTTACCCTCGCCGGTCTGCTCGTTCGAGACCCCGTTGGCGGTCGAAATGACGACGAGCTGCCCGCCGTTGTCGGCAGTGGGGAAGAGCGCCTTCCAGCTCTCCTGCGCGTACTCGTGGCGGGCGTACTCGTCGAGGAGAACGATCGTCGCCGTCTCCCCGTGGCCTGCTCTTCGTGTCGAGGGGAGACCGACCACCGAGCTGAGCCTCCCGTCGGGGAAGGTGAACTCGATCAGCGTCGTCGGCCGCGCTCCTCGCGTCGGCTTCTGGATCGTGCCGTCGAAGCGAAGGTGCTCGGGGAGCGAGTTGAACATGTCGAAGAGACGGTTGACGACCTTGATCGCCTCGTCCTCGTTGATCGAGACGATCAACGCCCGCGTCCCCGGCATCGTCAGGAGCTTCCAGAGCGCGTAGCCCGCCGCAAGCCAGGTGATCCCGATCTGCCGCGCCTTCAGGACCATGCTCAGCGGGTGCTCGATCCACTGGTCGAGCACCTTGCGCTGCCAGTACCAGCCCGCCTCGGGATCGTTCAGGGTGAAGGTGAAGTGCTCCCCGGTCTTCGGATCGACGCACTGGACGAAATCGAGCAGCCCGCCCGGATGCGCGCGTGCCCGCTCGCGCTCGCCGAGCTTGCGCTCGTAGACGGCCTTGAAGCGCGCGAGCGCCTCGGGGTCGACGGTCGGGATCGACACTGCACCTCCTGCTCAGGGCTTGCATTGCCACGGTCCCCAGGAGAAGCCCGAGTCGGCGAAGTAGCGGAACGCGGCCTCGGCCTGGGTCCAGGGGTCGGGACCGTGCCCGTAGCGCGCTCTCGCGTTGAAACCCATCTGGAAGAGGCCGAGGTACTGCCCGTTCGCCGCCGTCGTCTCCATCCGCGACTCGCACCAGGCGACCCGCAAGGCCTGCGAGCAGTAGGGGCCGAAGACCCCGCAGATCACTCGCTCGGCACCACCTCCCGTCGCCGCCACACTCTTGGCGACAAGGATCGAAAGGTTGAGCACGACCAGCACGGCGATGACGAACAGCACCTTCACGAGAGCCTCCTGAGGTCGCTGACAGAAAGACGCCGTAAGAGACGGGCGTCGATCGTCGGACTAGGAGGTGAAGCCTGTCTCGCTCGGCGTGTTGGTAGTTACGTGTACTGGACGCCGAGCCAGGCGACGACGTTGGTGCCGGTGCCGTCGAAGACCTGGATCATCCGCCCCGTCCTCATCCACTGCGTCTGCAGGTAGGCGTAACCGGCGCAGGCAATCGCGACCGCCGAGGGCTGATCGTTGGCACCGCCGAGCAGCGTCTCCTTGGTCACCTGGTCGGCAGCCATCAGGTAGACGGTGAAGGTCTCGACCGGAGGCGCTCTGACCTCGGGCGCCTCGTTCGTGGTTTCGCTCATCCTCAGTCGTCCTCTGCCTCGCCCTGCTCCAAGACGGTGTCCTCCCAGTAGTCGGGGGCGAAGGGGCCTTGATCGAAGTTGAAGGACTGCTCGCCGCTGGGTTGCTGGGTGGTCTGAGCGTTGGCCCACTCCTCGGCGGGGGCATCGGGCCTGAGCTGCTTCGACGAACCGTATCCGGGCATTACTTCCTCCTCGCTTGCTTTCGCTTGCGGCCCTGGCCGCTCTGGTTGAGAGCAATCGCCACCGCTTGGCGCTGGTTGCGCACGATCGGCCCCTTCTTCGAGCCTGAGTGGAGCGCACCCGCTTTCCACTCATCCATCACCAGCTTCATCTTCGCCTTCTGCCCCGCCTTGGTGGTGGGCTTGCGCTTGGCCACTACTTCTTCCCTCCCGTCGACTTGGGGTGCTTACGGCGCATGTGGGAGTAGAGCGACCCGGCAGCCATCCGCTGACCGCAGACCGGGCACTGGGTCAGGCCGGGACCGCTCACTTGACCACCTCCGACTTCCTCTTCGCCTGATAGTTGCGACAGTAGATCTTGTTGCACTCACGGCAAACACGCTGAACGCCCCGACCATCCCGGCGAACGAGCCGTAGGTTCTCGCCTGCGAGAAGATGCCCGTTCTTGCAATACGTCCGCCCACCCCGAGCCTCAAAACCCCGGAGCAGGTTCTCACTTCGGCTGACAGCTTCCAAATGGCGTGGATTGCAACATGCTGGGTTTCGGCAGAGATGATCGAGATCCATCCCCTCGGGGATCGGCCCGTAGAGCCACTCGTAGACAACACGGTGCGCGCGCAGCGTTCGATTCTCAGTTCGTATCGTCACAACGCCGTACCCGTGACGATCGCAGGCACGCTCGGGTGAGATCCAACAGTCATCCTCGCCCAAGATCTTCCGCAGAACCAAGAACTCCGGTGGTAACGGGTCAACCCTCACTTTTTCTTGCCCTTGGTCTTGGAAACCCCACTCACTCGGAGTAGGTTTGGATTCTTTTTGCGCGCGGCGGGACTCGCTTTCCTGGCCCCGGCGGCGAGGATCGCCCCGGCGCGGGCCTGGCTGATCCCCTGCCGTTTCGCGATCTGCGACTGCGCCGCCTTGAACCCCATGCCTTTCTTCGCTCGTGCCATCACGGCACCGGGGTTTCGTGTTCGCTCATCACTTCTTTCCTCCCTGTTCTGGTTTATGAGACCTTCTCCGGGATCAGGGTGAACCGGGTTCGCAAGAAAGTTGGGGCTGCCCCGGCCTGGCGCCCGTACACCACGGCCGTCGCCGCCGTCAGCGTCGCGCGGAACTGGATCCAGACGGTGATCGCGAAGGTGCTGTTGTTGACTACCCCGACGTCGTCGCTCGCGGTGATCCCGGCTCCATTCAAAGCAAGCGCACCCGCTCCGTTGATCTGTCCGCCAAGTCCGACCATGTAGATCCCCGCCCTGGGGACGGCCAGGCTCGGTCCGCCGACGTCAACGTAGGTGGGGCTGCCCGTCGTAAGCGACCCGAGCACCTCAGCCCCGGCGGCCGGGCCTCCGATGAAGCCCCACTTGTAGGTGGAGGTCGAGGCGGCGTTGTAGCGGAAGCGCCACTGGTAGGTCGGGTTGGTGGTCGAGTCGACGAGGATGTGTTCCTGCCCGTCGACCGGGGAGGCGGGGAGGATGGTGCCGTAGCTCGGAGGGTTGGCCTTGCCAAGCCCGGTGGTCGCGTTCGCGTCGGCGGTCGCGA